TTGCGTAACACAAGCGCATGCGTTCCGGGGTTGTGGATAAGCAGCAGCGGAACGACAATCGACACAAACGACGATTTCAGCGAGCCACGGCCGCCGCTCTCATCGTAATGCGTGTGACCATGTGCAAACACATCGTGGGCAACGGCGTAAAATGCCGGTCCGATGATCTGCGAGAGCTTCACCTCAGACATCGATAATCACCTTCACGCCTTCGCTTTCGATTTTTTCCTCTACTGTGTCACGCTGTCCGAGGTACTGCTTGCCCAACCAGATAAGCATCTGGATGTTACCGCCACGAGCAGCTTTAAACTGCCAGTGTCGCAGGCTCAGCTTCATTTCTGCTACGCCCTTATAGTATGCTTCGGTTACATCGTCGCGGTTACTGAACGTCGATCGCGAAAAGTCCAAAGCCTTTGCAATTTCTTCTTGTGTATTGCCCTCACTTGCAAGCTCTTGCACCGCTTCGAGGTCAATCACTTTCTTTCTCCGTCCCATGTGCTACCTCCTTTCTTTCCCCAAAAGAAAACCGGCTGAGAATCATTTCCCAACCGGTAGACTTTTGAGTTTTGGTGTTTAGGCCGAGGATGAACGAGCGCCACGAGCGCCAGCAGCGCGACGGCCTACCGCAACACTGCAGCGGCGGTTTCTGGTTCTGCCGAAATTGGCAAGTCTGCCACTACCATAACCAGTACCCACGCTTTACACCTCCTCTCCGTCATTTTTGCTCATCTATGAGCCTGCCCAAGTATTCTTTTGAGCCTTTGCCGATACGCGCAAACCGCAAATCCTCGGTTTTAACCGGTCTTTTCACCGCTCGCGCGAATTCTTTTCCTTCGATATACTTCAAATCGCCGTCAAACTCCAGAGACTCCAAAAATTCCTCTTTCTGCGCACGGCTGGTGAAGCAGATGCAGCACCAATATTCGGTGTCGCACATATCCTTAAATCGCTTATTCTCGGCGCCCATGCGCTCACGGAAACTCTTTTCTACGTCTCCCAGCTCATCGAGGCACTCGCTTTCGAGCTGCTCTAATTCAATGTGATCGTCTTTTGTTTCCTTAACTTCGTTGTCGTTCCAATATCCCATTACAGCTCGCCCCTTCTGAATAACTCCAGTTCCGCCAGTGGGAACCATGTGATGATCTTTTCGTAATCCCTCGGGAAATTCTCCTTGATCGGCTTCAAGAACCGATAATCAATACCATCGAACGTTCTGCCGAACAGCTTATAGTCTACCGGCAACCGAACACCGCTTGCATCAAATTCGCGCAGTAAGTCGGCTTTTACCCAGTCGAACACCGGATAGAACCGTTTTGCATTGTGGTTGATCGCTCCATGTGTTTTCATGGCAATACGCCGCATAGGACTGTCTGCCATTCTAACGCCGGTCGCAGTGTATACGCATTCCGGCAGGCGCTTACATTCGCGGATGATCTCGCCGATCTCGGCATCATCATATTCTTCGCCCGGCAAGTCCAGCGCCTCGATCTTGGTTACATGCTCCGGCGATTGGAAGACCAGATTACGCAGCATACGGTACAGAGACCGGTGCGGCAGTCTGTAAATGTGAGTACCGAAAAAATCCTCATAGTATGCGAGGCTGTTTTCGACGAATTCCAGACCCGGCACAGTGTAACAATAATACGGGATTACATGCTTGAAATACTTCCTCAACTGCAACCACGCTGCAATGCTGTCTTTGCCTGTGGAAAATGCTAAGATCGCGGTATCGCATTCCTCTGCCATAGTACGGCAAAGGCTCTCTCCGCTGCTTGCATCTACTCTGTCATACACTACGCTTTGTCCTCCTCTTTGTCTCGCGCCATCTGGCAATCAATCGCACGGGCGATAAAGCCATTCACGCTTTCGCTCCGGCCTTCCACATGGGATTTGATCTCTTCTTTTTTGCCTTTCGGCAGGGTTAAATTAACCCGGTCATAAGCCTTGTTGATGTACTTATTGGTTGCTTTCTGCTGTGCCTTGCTGGATGGCATATAACAGCACCTCCTGGAGTGCGACTGCTCCCAGTGCCCGACGCGCGAGCTGTGTGAGGCTCTATGCGCTTATGATAACCGCTAAGCAACATCTAAGCAACAACTAAGCAAAAGCACCTTCCCGAAGCCATCCCGGGGAGGTGCTTTTACTTATGACAATTGGAGGTGCAGCCACACGGAATCGCACCGCGTATCAACTTTCGGCTGCATATATACCGCTTGCGCGGTATGTGCGCGTATCGCTGCGCCTTGCGTCCGGCTTTACGGACGGTTTCCCGGCTTGCGCTCAGGGGCTGCTACAAAATAGGAAGTTCGAATTTTGAACCCCTCGCGCGCAGTTATCGGCCTGCAAACCGGCGGACTTTCACCGCAGGGCGCTACCCCGTTGCAGGGAATTACTCCCTGATACACGTGCTGCTGCGCTGTGTACTGACGCTTTGGCCCTGCGCAAGGCCTGCCGGGCAGTCCGGCAAAGTTCGCAAACAGATGCCCGTCTTTCCGGGCCGTCAGAATAGGTGTCGGCGCGCCGTTCCGTAAGCTGCGCCCGCGCCCGTCTTTCCGGGCTGTCAGATTATGGGCAGCCGTTCGGCTGTCTTTTTTTGCCCGCTCACCCTCATGCAGGCTTTGCGAGCAGATCGCCTTGCACATTGTTTCCGTGCAAGGCTGCGGATACAGAATTCGCCATATGCCGTCACTGCATTCTGCCACCCCGCCGCCCTCATGCAGGCTTTGGAGCATGTGCGGCATCTCTGCCGCGTTTCCTTGAACTGTATTCCCGAGAGCCAAATAGCCCGCGCGCCCTCGTGCAGACGCGGCGGACAGATCGAGGCGGTTTCCCGCCTCATTAGGGAATGCCTTTAGGGCGAAAGGAAGTGTGAGCCCCGCCGGCCTCGTGCAGCCTTTGGAGCGTGTCCCCCGCCGAAGCAGGGGAGAGAATTAGGAGGACATAACCGGAATTTATCAACCCGTGAATGCCGTGGTTTTGCTCCCTTGGAGCTCTTCCACGATATCAGTATATCACATTATTGCGTATTGTGGGGTATTAACTTATCCACAGCATTCAGCGCCATTCTGTGCATGTAGCCCTTCACGTGCGCCTCGCTGTAATGCAGCCGCCGCGCCGCCTGCGCCCATGTTGCGCCATTTACATAACGCTCAAGCAGTAGCGTTTTCAGCTCGTTGTCCCGCATCTCGCCCAGTACGCGCACGATCTCGCCGTAAATCTCCGCGAGCTCGTTTTCCTTCTCTGCGATCTTCTCGCCCAGTTCGATGTAGGGGTCTGCTTTGTTCCCCGTGCTCCCTTTTCCGCCCGGCGTATCCCTTACCGGCGCGGTTGCGCCCGTTGCCCGTGCATAGGCGCGTTTCCGCGCCTCCTGCAAGGCTGTAATCGTCTTTTCCAGTGCGCGCCCGCGCATCAGCCATTCTTTCGCTGTCATCGACTTGTAATCTCCTTGGTGCTTCCATCGTGCTTGAAAGCTATCCGTCTGTGGTAGCTTTCTGTTCTTTTTGTGCACCCTTCGCCCGGCTCGCATCCCCTTGAATGCCGGTTAACTAATGCGTAGTGGCACGCCCACAGTTTCAGATTTTTATAGTTGCCGAGCGTCCGCCAGTAAGCGCAGTTCCGGCACGGCGTATCACCATAATAAGTAACGCCCGACTTCCTCGCAGTATCGATCATTCATTTTCTCCTCTCCGAGTTCTTTTCTGATTGCCCTTACCACCGCCTCCCGCTTGTTCAATGTTTCCCCTCCCTGTCCGTAATGCCGTAGCGCCACACGAGGTAGCGCTTGATTTCTTTCAGATACTCTCTCATTTCAGGACTATACATTATCCGTCCAGCCACCTGTTTTCCAGTGCGCAGAAACCATATACCGCGCCGCAGGTCAGCGCGATCCAGAACACCCAGAACATAACGACGAGTACACCTGCATTTTTTACAGCGCGGTCTACGACCGTCTGCGGCTCTGTGTCGGCGTAGAACTCATTGTCGTCCGCGATCATATGATCTTTGATTTGCGTATGTATACTGCCAACCATATTTGCGTCCACAGCTTCGTAATAATGCCGCACAAGTCTGCTGTCATAGATTGTATCGCCCTGTTGGTGCGCTGTAACGGAAAACTTATCCACCGGGAATGATGCACCCATGAACATGTATGTTTCTGTGCTGTCTTTCTCCCGGTCAATCTCGTCCCACGTCCAATATATCTCGGTGCGGGTGTGCGTATGTCCCTTGCTATCGGTATAGGTCACTTCGCGCGTGTGCATGGTGTATTGTTCCGTGATTTTGGTCAGTATTGCGTATTCGCCGTCCAAATCATCTGCCGAAACAGGCTG